CAGCCCAAAGCAGTCGGCTCTCGCCAGTCTGTTTCCAAGCTCGCACGATGGCCCAGCGGTGATCACGCTGTCTGTCAACCATCAGGCAGCGCAGCAGCTCGCCCTCCCACAGCTCTCCGTTTGAGTAGTCGCTGAGTAAATAACCGGATCCTCCGAGCGCAATCTCAGGAGCCAATTCCTCCTCACGCCAGAACTCTGCCAACCTTTTAGTCATGAAGATCTTGAGTGGCTCGTCGTCGCCAAGCCCACGCGCTTTTTGCGCACGAGTCCATGCCAGCGCAAGGTCGGCCCAGCGCTCGTGGAATAATGCCACAGCAGGTGCGTGCCATCCGTGGTGATGTGGCAATGGCGTTGGGTTTGTCGGTCGGTAAACCGAGGCTGTGGATAGCGCACGCCGAATGTCAGGCTTGTCTGCAAATCTAACCTCGCATGATGGACACTGATACTCAGCAGACTCCATCAGCGCCTGCTCATCAACGGTGCCGTCGTCTCTATTAGTCCGCTCGTATTTCAGATGCTTGAAACTCCACACTGACTCAGCAGCGCACTCAGGGCAGACCATGTGCAGTTCGCGCCGGTCGGTGCGCTGCCACGCTGCGTATAGCTCCGAGTCTCTGCGTTCGCTGGCCAGATTGACGTGCATCTCGCCGCCCTGGCTCACAACTATTATGCGACTATTCCAGCGCGAGTGCGTGCGTGCGCGTGCCTCTTCGATTAGTCCATGTTTGATTAGCCATGCCTCGTCGAGAAATACATAGCGCACGCTCTTGCGTTGGAAGTTAGCCTTATTTGCGCCGCCGCAGAAGAGGCTCATGTGCGGCATGATGACTGCGTCCTTGCGCATCGCGTGCCTGTCCACGCTGCGCATCACCTCGGCAAGCGGCTCGCAGCCTCGCAATATCGGGAGCAGGCGGTCCTCCATGTGCTCGCGTGCGTCCGAGTCGGTCTGCATCGACAGCAGCACCGACCCGGGTGCCTCAGATATTAGGTATGGGATGGCGACATCGAACACCGTGGTCTTGCCTGCGCCGGTTGGTAATATAAGCACCTGCTCTTTTACTGCAGTGTCGCTGAAATACTCGAGCGGCTCAGCAAGCCACGGCGATGCCGATGGGTCAAACCGACTCGCCCTGGCTGAGTTCGGGATGACTACATTTTCCGCTGCCCAAACACCGACGGTGCGAGTGTCTGTCGGCCGCCACGCGCTGCACCAGCTGGCTATCATGCAGTGTATAGCTCACCAAACTGGTCACTGAGCTGCTCGCACATCTGTCTGACCTGCGCGTCAATGCGTACCTGCATCTCGGATGCTCGCAAGCCCTCCCAATTAGGCACGTCGCCTGCGAATCGCAGCAGCTCGGAGCGCATTGCACTGGCGATCCGCACCATGTTAGCGCGGACATCATCGAGCGGTATTAGTCTCTTGCGCTCGGAGTCGATGCGGATCTGCAGGCGCTCCACTTCTTTTTGCAGCTTTGCCAGTTTCGCATCTGCGAGCGAATTAAGTCGCGTCGGATCCATCGGTGGTGCCGTGCGTCGCTCCTCCATCCATCGATCCATGGCCTCGATATCATCGAGTGGAGCACCGGCTGCTCGGTAATCACGGACTCGGCGTTCGTCCACGCCATAGCGCGCAGCTAATTCGGAGTCCTGGGCACGCTTAGAGCCTTGGGCTGGTTGGCTTTTTTTGGGTTTCACTCGTTTTGATCGCAACTTTGGGGCACCTGCGGTAGGCAGCACTAGGAAAAAGATTCCTTAGACGGTGTGGGTATAGGCACTTTTTGCCTACCTAGCTGCGCTTGCCGACAGTGCTCTCGCGCACTAGGCAGTCGCTGCCTTTCAGAGCGAAATCCAAATCGATCCGAGAATTCCGTGGTCATTTTGCTCATCGCACTCCGAGTGATACCCAGCTTATCGGCCAGCTCCGATTGTGTGAGATCGCCAGCAAGCTCAGGCCTGAGCACCCACAATACAGCCATACATCGACGGAATGAGCTCCTAACATCAGCGTGCGCACCAATCGGTCCAGCAATGTAGTCGAGCACTTCCCGCAGTACTGTTGCGCTTATGGCGATCAGCTCGTCCTTATCATAGTCGTCTGGTGACATAAGAAGAGTGGGCGTCCATGGAAAAACAAATAAACCATGAACGCCCACAGGCCGGGGAGGAGAGGTGGTTGCCCGGTAAGTTATGAATCTCCCATTAGGTTGTCGTTGTCAACCTGCCAAATAGATTTAGTGCGCAGTCTAATGCCTCGGTCACACTCATCGCAGCAGCACCATGTGCGCAGATTACCCGGCCCCATGTAATATCCACGCACCTGCGTCGGCACACCACACCGAGTGCAGGCGCTCCAGTCGCCCGGTCGCTGCTTGGGAGGCTCATCATCATCATCAGGTAGCAGCATGAGCATGACCGAAGTGAGCAAACTGCCCGAGGAACTCTAGCTGGCATGATACACCGCTCTGTCCATTGCGCTGGATGGGGATGTGCAGTGTGCGCTCGTCATCGGCTGACTCATCACCGTCGTGCTTACCAATAGCCCACACAGCCGTGGCGTCCTGCCCAATGGCCCTGCTCTCACGCAACTTTCCCTCATCATTAAGCTGCGACAACGCAACCACAACGCAGTCCAGCTCCATCGCTAACATGCGCAGGCTCCTGCTCACCTCGGCCACCTCGCGCTCCCGCGAGTCTCCTTGTGGTCCTTTGACCAGCTGTAGGTAGTCCACGACCACCAGCGCCAGATCCGGCCGTTGAGCTTTGGCTGCACGGGCTGCGGCAATGATAGCAAACAGGTCATAACAGTCGGACCTAATGTCAGCCTGCCACTCAGCCATGGTGGCATTAGCCCGTGCGATCCTCGACAGCTCGGGCGCACCGAATGTGCGAGCGTACATGGTATCAAGTCTTACGCGGGACTCCCTAGCCAGCATTTTCTCGATGATATCCCGACTCGGCATCTCCAGGCTGATCATTAGCGCCGGCAGTCCACGTCGGCACACCTCGGCCATGTAGGATAGCGCCAGTGTGCTTTTGCCGCCCTTGGCTTGGGCTGCGATCACCACCATATCACCACGCCTCACTGGACTGATACGGTCGAGCTCCGGCCAGCCGGTAGGGATCGACTGCTTTACATCTCCGTCCCTAAACGCCCGTAGAAGCTCCGTGAGCCCCTCTTTAATAGAATGCCCACCGGAATCGCCGGAAGCCCCTAGAATCGAAACGTCGTGCGTAATAGACGCTAATGCAGCACGCCCGTCCTCCTCGGATGCGATAAGAGCATTAGCTCGGAAACTCTTAATGAGATCCCGGCGCAACGCATAGTCACGGATGGTGTCGATCCACTGAGGCACCACCGACACCAGCCCCGGCCCCGTGGCCAGCGTGGTCGTGGTAGTCACCGGCACCTCGGCCATCACCGAGTGGCTCACCGAGATCCAGTCAGTAGATTCCCCGGCCGTCCACCGGCGCAGCACCTCGGTCACTATGGTGCGGCAAGCAAAGTCGTGGAAGGCACCAGCATCAACCCTGGCACCCACCAGCATCGGCACCACCTGCATAGGATACTGCAGCAGCGTCCCGACAAGCCCTGACTCGATCTGGTGGCACGTAGGAATTGTGATGTCGGTGCTCATAGGATCGAGTTAGCCCTCTGCTTTTGCTCACGCACAAACCCACGGGCTCTATCTAGCTCACCCTGCCAGTTTTCGAGCAGGGCTCCCACGGTTCTCCGTCGGTAGTCCTTGTCGGCAGGAATCAGTTTGGTCCGATAGTATCTGCTCAAAGCCTCCAGATCAGACTCCGAGGTTCCGAGTGAAGCCACTGCATCTAGCGCGATCATCTCGGCTTTGCTCCATTTGCTCTCAGGCTCCCTTCCGAACATCTTCGAAATCCTCTCCCTCAACCTCTCTCGCGCCTGCGCGGATTCAGTGACAGATTCATTTACTGATTCTCTTACTGATTCAGATAACTGATTAGGAGGCACCTCGTGCCTCTCTAGAGCGGCACCTCGTGCCTCCCTGCCCGGCACCTCGTGCCTCTCTGGGCGGCACCTAGTGCCTCTCAGGGCGGCAGCTGGTGCCTCTCCCTGAGGCAGCTCGTGCCTCTCTAGAGAGGCATCTGGTGCCTCTCTATCATCCACCATGTACATCTCCGCAAATCGATAGCGCGTGGATGATACACCACTACCAGGCCGGAGAATCTCTACATCTCCAGCCTCGATCAGCGCGTGGATGGCGTTGCGTACTGCGCGCAGACTCAGCCTGGATCGTTTGACCAATGTGGCCTGCGCTGGGTATGCCACACCATTAGGCCGAGCGAATGTTGCCAACGCGGCCAGCACCACAAAAGTCGCCCCCTTGTGCGGGGAGCGCTTAAAAACGTGATCTACAATTTGGTAACTCATTTGTTTTTTGACGCACCTATCTTAGCGCAACCACCTCACGCTAAGATCGATGCTAAGATCACCGCCGTCCGAGTGTCAGATAGAAGATCACGCACCACGCGAATGCGCAGGCGAGCATGACGGTGTCAGGCTTAAACTCCACATAGTCCCTCGCATTCGTTTCCAAACATATCCAGTTGGCCTGCATCTTTATCGTTTGACAGATCAACTTGATCCAGAGGAACGCATGACTTGTGCAACCAAGGAACCGACCTCATAATGTCCGTTAATGCTTTTGTGCGTTGCAGTTCTTTTTCGACGCGAACAGCTTCTGCAAAGGCTTCCGGCTCGTAATCTTTGAGCCGTCTCCATTCTTTGTTGGAATGAAAAGGGCAGTAGGAGCAGGCACTGCGAGGAGGTTCTGGGTATCCGTGCGATTTCATCCATTCCAAACAATGATGCCTTCGCAATTCTTTTTCAATTAGAGGCCACCTATGCTGCGTCCATTTATCGCGGCTCGGCTTCATCCGATTGATTTCATCATAACTGATGCCAATCCATTGAGTGATTTGCACCGATTTCTCCCCTCTCTTAATTTTACACAACCTTCTCAGGTTTTTAAGGATTGGAGCAATTTTGAAATCTGCAGTGCATGATCTGCCAAGCAACCCAATAGATCCATCAGTAGCTTTCATGAAAGCCGGGATGGTTGATTTAGTCCAAACTCGTCCATCCTTTGCAGTTCTAAATTGCATCATATCATCTGTCATATTACCTCTAGTCACCCTGTGAACTGGGAATGGAAGCTGTCTTTCCAGCCAATCTAACCAGTCATAAACCGATTTAGGCTCTGCCTGTGTATCTGCGAATATCGCAAAGTCTGGGATTGGCGTTATTTCTCCGCAAGCAGCCATCAGAGCTAATGTGGAAGATTGGACTCCAGCTCCTAAATTCAAAACATTCCACTGCGTTTTGATTTCAGGAGGTTTCCCGTTAAGGGATAACATTATGCTCACTTTTTATCCTCCTTCTGCTGCTGCTCCTCATCATCCTGCTGTGGCCCCCTGCACGTCTCACAATCCTCGGCACCGCACATTCGGTCACGGCATGATAGGCTCCTCGAGCTGCGCATCCTTATCTCCGCGAATATGTCGTCGGTCGTCATCGGACCGGTGTACGGGAATAGGTTCATTGTTTTTTGGGTTTGGTTACTGCGTAATTCCAATCGGAAGATGTAGCTGTGGATGCGTGATTTTCTTGCCCTTGCGCAGGTTTTTCTTGGCCCAGATTGGACAAAGGTTTTGCCAATTGAAGCAGATCTTAACATGCTCAGGCTTAGTCAGATCGAATGCGCTGCACGGCATGATATGGTCGAGGTGCCACCGGCCGTGGTTGTCCCATGTCATGCCTTTGACGAACTGGCTTTCGATGTGATCTCGCAATTCCTTTGAAGTGCAGCCGGTCATCTCGTGTCTGCGTACGGATGTTGATCCTACAATTGTCTTCAGGCGTTTTCTTTGAATGCTAACAATCTTGACTTCAATTTTCCTACTACGTTCTGCCCTCTTTCCGCGCACCTTATCTGCATTTTTGCGATTATATTCTGCAACCTTTTTGCGCACCTTATCTGCATTTTTGCGGTAGTATTCTGCCATCTTTTTGCAAACCTTATCTGCATTTTTGCGGTAGTATTCTGCCCTCTTATCTGCATTTTTGCGGTAGTATTCTGCCTTCTTTTCGCGAACCTTATCTGCATTTTTTTGCCTATACTCTGCCCTATTTTCGCGCAACTTATCTGCATTTTTGCGGTAGTATTCTGCGCGCTTTGCCTTTTTCTCATCCATTAAGCTGTCCGATTGTTGCTGCGTCATAGTCATTTAATTTCCTCTTCTGTCAGATTTGACCTTCTGCTCATAACTTATCCAAGTTTCGCGAGGTCTTACTCGCTGGCCTCATTCGCCTCGGTGATTATCCAAGCCTCCTCATGCTGCTCAGGCTGCTCAGGCTGCTCAGGCTGCTCAGGCTGCTCAGGCTGCTCAGGCTGCTCATGCTGCTCAGGTTCAGCCACAGGATGCAGCAACTGATTGAGGCGAGCGCACTCCTCGATGAGTAAGTCATTCTCTTCCTGCGCAGCGATAAGTTGCTGGATGATACGGGCTAGTGTGGATGGGTTCATTGTTATACTTTGAATTTTTGAAGTGCTTGCATAACCTTCTCAGGTTCGAATCGAACGCATCGCTTGCTAATCCTAAGGAATGGAATCACGCGCCTAGCCATAAGGGATTCGACTCCGCGGACGGTTAGTTTTAACGCCTTAGCCAATTGTTTTTTATCAATATACTGATTCATGGTTTGTTTATGGGTTGCGTGTGGTTTAGAAAATTCCAAGCTTCACCTCGACCTGCGAATAAGCAGGCCATGCATCGGTCCTGATGCATGTTGCCAATGTCGCCAGATCGCGCTCATTTGCCTCCCTGCCAGACTCGATGGTGCGGTCGTCCAGCTCGTAGATTGCGACGGCGTATGGTGGTGCCTTTTCCACAGCGATAAAAAAGAACCTGTGCGCTCCTACCAGATCCATGTAATACGCAGCCTGCCGGTGGTACTGCCACTTACGCACAGCGCGTGCGAACTCCCCAGGACTGGCGTCGTCAGTCGTCTTGATATCAGCGATGCTGACCTCGTTTTTTGCCCGGTCGAAATTAAAGAGATCGATCCGGCCCTTGATCATTAACCCGGTCGCCTTGTGGATCTCGAACACCGACACCTCCTTAGTGGCTCCGACAATCATGCCTCGAGCACGCTCATGCCTCCACAACGCACGATACATGGCCTGCACTGCGTCGTCGTCATCTCCGCCGAGGATCGGATGGGTCTGGGCATCGCGCCACGCTTTGCCCTCTTTGGTCGCGAAACTCATACCATCCGGCCGCACCACATAGTGCGTGCGCTGGGGCTCTGCCACAGTGGCATGGAGCATGGAGCCGAGTAGCTGAGCCGGAGTGGCCTCCCGTGGATGCTCCAGCGCAGCCCTGTAGTGCGCCGGCGAGCGCGACATGTGTTTGAGCGATGAGATGTTGATCGCATCCACTGCTCTGTACTGCTCCTCGGTCATGTATGGGTGTGCCCCGATTGGTCTGTCGTCTTTTTGTTTTTTGGTTTTCA